CGGCGGTCATGGACGGCTCATAGCATAGGTTGGAGCTTCTGCGCAGGATCGAACTGCGGTCGGCTGATTACGGGTCAGCTGCACTGCCACTGTGCTACAGAAGCGTTGGAGGACCGTCTCAGAATCGGACTGAGGACTTCCAACTTAAGAGGATGGCGCTCTACCACTGAGCTAACGGTCCATTTGGTGCGCGACCTCGGACTTGAACCGAGAAAACTTCCCGTCTTGAGCGGGACGACTTTACCATTTGCCCAGTCGCGCATTTGGCACTCCCGGCGAGAATCGAACTCGCATCTCAGGCTTCGGAGACCTGCGCTCGGTCCATCGAGCTGCGGAAGTATCTGGTGAGCCGCGTTGGAATTTAACCAACCAGCTGGCGATTAGAAGTCGCCTGTCCGTCTCAGCGGGCGGCCCGTAGATGGCCTCGCCGGCAGGACTCGAACCTGCATAGACCGGTTCCGTAGACCGGCGCCCATCCTTTGGACCACGGCGAGATATTGGTCTCCCATGTGGGTGCTGCCCCCACTTCCACCGCTTGAAAGGCGATGATCCTAGCTGGTGAACGAATGGGAGGAATTGGTAGGCGACCGCGGTACTGCCCCGCGTCTTCCGGTTTGTAGGACCGGCGGATTACTTTCCTCCGCGTCGCCCTCGGTAATGGTCGGAGTGAGTGGAATCGAACCACCTGCTTCCGAGTCCCAAGCTCGGCCCTCTGCCAATGAGTTACACTCCGTTCTTCGTTTGTGAGTGCGGATCGCATGACAATTCGCGCACACGATTTCAGTCTTTGCTATCTCCGCACGAAGCCTCGACATGCTGACGCCCAGGCTGCTGGCGTTCGATATGTTAAACACCTTATCGGATAGATGATCAAAGTGCATGACGTACGGAGGGTATCGGACGCCGCAATCGAGACAAGGAACATCTTTCACTTCCTCAAAGAAATTCCTTAGAAAAACACGACGTTCTTTGATCCTTCCTTTCCGTCTTTCGTTCACCTCATGTCGTCTAACCCAATGGTAGTCGGCGTCATATTCGTGCCTGCATGGCTTACAATAGGCGTCAGGACCTCCGTTAGGGCGTTTTTTGAACTCAGTAAGCGGAAGCGTTTGCTTGCAGCGGGGGCACTTCTTCATAGGTTTGATATAGATAATTCGGATCAAAACATCAAGGAATTTGGTCCCCGCGGGTGGTGCTTACCCACCAAGTGCCGGTTTAGGAAACCAGCCTGCGATCGTCGCCGCGGAGTTAGATGGCGCCCCAGACGGGTTACGATCCCGCCAACATCGGCTTGACAAGCCGAGACCCCCACCAGGGAGAATCTGGGGCAATTGATGGGCCAGGTGGGAATCGAACCCAACCATTGACACGGTTTAAAAGACCGCCGCGCACACCAGTGATCGCATCTGGCCCGTGATTTAAATGCTTCGTCCTGGGATCGAACCAGGGTTCCGCGCTTATCGGGCGCGTGTCCTGCCATTGAACGAACAAAGCATGGTGGGTTGGTGTGGTTTCGATCCACTCCCTTACGGACGAGTTTTACAGACTCGGTGTCGGAGCCACCGACTTTCCCAACCCAAATTGGAGCACTCGCACGGTGTTGATCCGTGGTCGGCGCGATACCAACGCGCTGCTCTACCGTTGAGCTACGAGTGCACGACGGATGACCTCGGGTACGATCCGAACGCCGTGAGGCGCGCATTCCTTAGCAGGGAAGCCCAGCAACCTTACTGGCTGTATCATCCAAAATGGCGGAAGACGGAGGAGTCGAACCCCTGACCTTGCGGTCCCCTCTGGTTTTCAAGACCAGCTGCCATCCACATAGCGAGCGTCTTCCATATTGGTACCCCAGGTCCGATTCGAACGGACACTGCTCTGTTCCTAAGACAGATGCCTCCTACCGTTGGGCTACGCGGGTTAACTTGGTGCGGACGAGGGGACTCGAACCCCTGCTTTGCGGATTTTAAGTTCGTCGCCTCTGCCGTTGGGCTACGTCCGCAAGTGGTGGCCCTTCCGGGTAACGATCCCGGTTCTTCACTTTGAGAGGGTGACGACTTAACCTGTGGTCGAAAGGGCCGAAGTGGGATCGACCGTTGGCTGGTCAGACGGTGCGGCTTCTGGCACTGGCGCAGGCTCATACGGCGCTACCATGATCGCATTGCTCTCATGAACGTGGACGGCCTGAACGCCACTGATTGTAAAAGAGTGGATGGCACCGTTCTCCAGAATGTATATCTGACTCATCCCCTTATCGTCGTAAGCGTGTACCTCAACAGCGGTGTTGGGAGGGACCGGGTGAGCACTCACGGTGATCGTTGACGTCATGTGCAGTCTCCTTGGTTAAGTGGCAGCGGGCGACGGAATTGAACCATCATCGCGTGGGTCAAAGCCACGCTCGCGCGCCTGCGCTGCCCGCCATCTGGCACCGGAGTTCTGACTCGAACAGAAGACGACGCGGTTCAGAGCCGCGCGTGGGCGTCCCGCCCTCTCCGATATCTGGTGCCGACAGGATGGGATCGAACCTCCGTTCATCCCTTACAAGGGGATTTTCCTGCCACTGGAAGATGTCGGCATTTGGGGTGGATGGCGAGTGCTGGCCTCGCTGCTTTCCCTTCACAGGGGAACGTGTCCTCTGGTTCACCACACCCACCATCAAGTTGGAGTTCCGCCCCGGTACCGCCCCGGGCCGCACCTGGTTTGCAATCAGGGGGATTCGCTTGCTTCCTCGCGGAACAATTCTGGCAGGGGTATGACGAATTGAACGCCATCTGATCGGGTTGGAGCCGATAGTGCTGCCGTAACACTTTACCCCCAAACTGGCTGGCACCACTGGGATCGAACCAGTCTCAATCTCGGTTAACAGCCGAGCGCGCTCACCCTGAGTGCTAGATGCCATTGGTGCGGACGGAGAGATTCGAACTCTCGCCATCAGTTTGGAAGACTGAAACGCTGCCATTACGCCACGTCCGCGAAATCTGGTGCCCAGGAGTCGCATCGAACGACTACCTCAATCTCTTCAGGATCACGTGCAGGCCAACTACACCACCTGGGCATTGGTAGCGGGAGATGGAATCGAACCATCATGCCGGCGGTTATGAGCCGCGGCGGCCACCCTGAGCTTCCCGCTATCTGGTCGGCGTCCCGGGTAACGATCCCGGCCGTTACGGGTATCTCCCGTTCTCCAGACTTTATAAGAGTCCGCCGCTCACCTGAGCCGACGCCGTCTATTTGGAGCGGCCTGCGGGAATCGAACCCGCTGATCCTCCATGGCAAGGAGGGACGCAAACCATCGCGCACAAGCCGCATATTGGTGGAGAGCCGGAGGATTGAACTCCGCTAACCGTTCTTGCAAGGAACAGCACCGACCCAGCGGGCTCCCCGTTATGCTACTGCCGATTCACCGCTTCAAAGAACGTAGGCACGGCAACAAAAAAGGCCCCGAAAGGAGGTTCTGGGGCCTGAGACTCATCACACTTTTCGGGTGCGGCTACATCTCAGGCCCCTGGCCGCAAATGCGGCTGCGCTTCGGCGATATTGCCGAGCGACGTATACCAGCAGGAGAGGGCTTTTCGATCCATCGTAACCAATAAAGGCGCCCGCGAACTCAGAGTCAACCAGAAAAATCGTCAATCAGCCCGATCGCCATCCTCACGTCGGCTTAAAGCCCTGCTTGATCTCAACGTAGACCAGCACCCCGTCCTTGAAGTGATAGGTTGCCTCGCCAAAGAAGCCCGGAGGCGCCTTGGGAGGCGGCCCTACCTGATCGGACAGGTCCGAAGGCTTCTGCTCAACTGGCTTCAAGATCAGGCCTTCACGAACAGCGCGGCCAGTTTGGTGCCGATCGGGCTACCAAGTCCGGTACATGGGTCGGGACCAACGCGGGCAGCATACTTGCCGTTGTTCCCCTGTGTGATGTCGGTGAACGCCAGATGATTGGACCAAATCTTCGGTCCGATCGGCGCCAGTTTCCGGCCGAACGCCGCGAACAAACCGGCGTAAAGAGGAGCCACCGCAGATGTCCCGCCGACCACCTCGACCTGGCCCGCGATCACGACATTGTAGCCGGTGTTCGGATCAGCATTTGCTGCAAGATCAGGAACCATACGACCCGTGCCGACCGGAGCGCCGTTCATCCAGGCGCAAGACGGATAGAAGGTCGAATAACCGCCGCCCGTACCTTCGCCGTCGGCATTTCCTGGATTGTTATTCCACACAGTCTCCTGGCCGCTCTGTGGTAGGCTGCTGCCTCCGCATCCAATGACGTACCGGGCGCTTGCCGGGGCATCGACGTTGACCGCGCCTGGCCCTCCGTCGGAGGAATCGTTGTCACCCGCTGCGGCGAACGTGATCATACCGCCCTGAGCCGCCGCCCTTGTCACGTCTCCAAGGGCTGACAGGGCTTCTCCGCCCCACTGTGCCTCATCGTCGCCCCACGAGACGGAACACACGTCGCAGCCGTCCCGGTGCGCCTTCTGAATGCCTTGACCAATGTCGGAAGCCCAGTACACCCGGATCGTCGCCGCTTTTCCGGTGGCAGCAAAATAAGAGGCGGCAGCGACCTCGATATCAAGTGCAACCTCGCCGTCAGCATCGGACTTGCCCGGCGCATTCGTCAGGTCGAGCGGAACGTCAATGACAGTCGGGACCGCGACACTGCTGGCGTGGCAGAACCGAAGAAGGTCACTGTTGAGCCAACCACCGCCGCACTCCACGACAGCAATAACGCCGCCTCCAGGCAGTCCTGTAGGCCATTGGTAGCGCTTTGCCAGGGCCGGTACGTCCCAGGGTTGGTTAACCACCGAACGCGGCCTCTTGATGTACGGATGGACGGTCATGGCAGCGCAATCCTCTTTTCCAGAATGTCGAGATAGTCCTGCATGACGAACGCCTGGAGCGTCATCAGCGTCACTTGCTTGTCGGGTAGGCTGATCGAGACCAGCGCTTGATTGATCCGCTCTAATCGGCCCGACAGTTCGTCGCGCTCAGCCGTCAGGGCCGTCTGCTGTTGGGACGGATCAATCGGCTTGCCGCCGGTAACGAGCACAGCGTTGAGTTTTGCCAATCGCTCCGACAGTTGCGTGTGTTCGGCGATCAGACGGCTTCTCCAGGGCTCCATGGTCAATCTCCTATGTCCATCACTACCGATAGGTCGCTGCGATATGCCGACTGAGCGGCAGCGGGATTTTGGCGATCATGGCGCTCGCGGCTTTGCGGGCGGGGGACTTCGAACTGTTTCGCCGCATCGGTGACGAATCCCACCCGAAACCACCGCCGTAGCCGCCAAACCAGTCCTTCCCGACCTTCCGCCCTTCCATCGCCTGATGGCCAGCGACTCGCGTGAAATCCTGGCCGCGCTTTGTCCGATCGCTCCAGTTCAGCCCAGACGATTGGGCACCCCGATTGCGGCTGTCAGCGATCGCAAACCGCGATCCAGGAGGGTGTGCGGTGCCGTCAGGGTTGAACTTCTGTGCCTTGAAGGTTTGAGGCATCAGCGCCGGCACATCGCCCCACAGGTAGAACGATCCGAAGTTCCACCGCGCCCGCCCGACCCATGGCTGAGCACCACGCACGTTCTCCACCACCAACGGAATACGCCGCCCGGCCGCTTCGGACGCTTCGCGCTGGATGCGGAAACAGGCCTCGAACAGTTCGTTGCTCGGAGGCGGAAGCGCCTTGGCGCGTTTCCATGGCATCGCCCGGTAGCTGTAGGTCTGGCATGGTGGGGAGGCGACGATCAGCGCGGCGCCCCTGAACTGCGAACCGTGGAGTGTGAGCACATCCTGCAGCACGAGTTGCGCGGGGTAACTGTGCTCGCCGTAGACGTGCCGCTCAATGTCGAAGCCGATCACCTCATAACCCTCAGCCAGCAGACCTTCGGTCCAACCGCCAAGCCCACAGAAGAGATCGATCGCCAAGGGAATCATTTTACAACTTCCATCAGACCCGCATCATCGTATATCGCAAGCATCTTGGGAAACTCCGGGCGGAATGCCTCAATGGCCTCAGCGTCATTGTTATACGGCCCAGGAGACTCCGAGACCACGACGGCGTCCCAATTGATTTTGTTGCGGCGCACGGTCTCAGCCAGACAGTCGGGCCGACTGCAGGTCGGGACGCCTCCCTCGGTGCCTGTGGCAAGCTGACCGCCCCGTTCATGACCACCGAACCCCTGGCCACAGACCGGACACAGGGTCCAGACGTGGCCGCTCGCATGGGCGCGAACCCGGTGAAGCCATCTTGGGGCACGCACCACGGTTGTCTGTCATTCTGCCGTCAGAAATTCATATGCAAGGCGGTTCCATTTCGCGTCGGCCAAAGCGTGATGCTCGTTCTTTCCTTGCTCGGGCAGCCTTGGATTACCGAGGCTGTCGCACAGCTGCTTGATGTCCCGACAATACATGGGCCACCCCTTCGGCAGGTCCATCATCGTGCCGTAAAGCTGGCAGAGCACGACCCAATCATAGTCGGCGTAGTAGCCCCAGAACTCGGGTTTTTCGCCTGCCCATTTCCGAACAATTTGCCCAATCCCGGCCGCGTTGTGCGCCGGGCCGCCAGTAAGGTGAGGCAGAACGTTTTCCTTGACCCAGTCTGATGCTCGCGCAAGATCGCAGTCACGGTTTTCCAGGTAAAGCGTTGCTCCGTCCTCCCGGACCATACCGATCGAAATCAGGTCGATGGTCTTGCCATCTTCAATGAACTCGGTATCGAACCAGATTTTCATGGGCGCCTACTGGGTTAAGTGGAACAGCCATCGCTGAACGCCAGCCGCCACATAGTCGGTCAACGCCCGCCGTCCATCGTGGACCGCCGCAGACCTGTTGTGCAGCATGGCCATGCCGACGGTTGCCACACTCTCGGGGTCAGCCGGGTCTGGCGCCTGCCAGGACCGCGGAGCCCATTCCATCGCGTAGGTCACTACGGACGGCACTCCCTCAGCCACAGCGTCGGCGGCGACTACGCAAAAGGTCTCGTCAAACGAAGGGTAGATACATAGGTCCATCGTGCTGACGATCTGCCGAAACTTCGACCAAGGCAACCAATCGATCTTATGGATTTTGGCCCACGGCAACCCGTCGAACAATTCCTGCCGGGCCTGAGAATGTCCCCAGGTCTGCGGCCAGCGATCAGCGTTGACGAACAGTTCCAGTTGAACGTTCAGCTTGCGGGCGATGCTGAGTGCCGCCATCGCGGCGATGCCCTGGTTTTTCCATGGCCGGTTTTCGCCGAACGTCCCAATCCGCAGCGGATCGTGGTCTTTCCGGTGGTGCACCAGATCGACGAAGGTGCTGGTATCATAAAGGTTCGGCAGCAGTAACGGCCTGACACCGTAAATACCGAACCACTCGAACCGAGGATTATTGCCGGCGACCTTGAAGTTGTGCGTGCCTCGTTGGAGGTGCAGCAGTTCCCTGATGCGCTCCGGGCCGTGATCGTCGATCGCCAGATAGGCCAACCCGGTATGGGCCAGCATGATGAACTCGATCTCGGGCCACCGTTGGGCCAGTTCGGCGAACTGATGAGGGAGAAGATAATTCGGCGTCGAGACCACAAGGTGAGTAATCGGACGCTGCGATTTGTATTCCTCGTTTTCCAATCGGTGACACAGCTGCTGGAAATTCTGAAGAACCCAACTCTGCGCGTCGACGCCATGCTGACGAAGCACCCGGACGTCGCAATTGATCGTGATGCCCAGTCCCGACTCACTGCCGGGAAGGGCCGGCTCGTTCTTGTGGATGACGAAGATCACCCTGACCGAGGTTACGTCGGGCGCGATATGATGACCGCGCCGATGCACCGCTGCCTCGTGGCGCGGATCAGGAAACCGGTTCAACTGTGAGTTCCTTGTTCAAAGCCGCCGCGCCTGCTGGCCGCCTGCCAGCCAGCATAGAACGCTTCAGCCAACCCCTTGAGCGATTCAGCGTCGACTCGTCCGGCCAGTCGGGCAGCTTCGTACCACCGGTCAAACGCGCGAGTCATCTCGGGATCGATCTCCGAATTACCCGTCACGACCGCCGCCGTCCATCAAACCAATCCCTCTTCCATCAGCCGTGTTCTCAATTCCCCGACGTTCGGCAGCAGATCAAGAATCTGCGCCGTATTCTGGGCGCCATTCTTCATCGACAGGTCGAGATCGCGCAGGCTGTCGGGCGGCAGATCAAGGAACGCAGCGATCTTGCGGAGCGTGCTGACCCGGATGTCGACATCCCTGCCGGTCAACCGCTCGAACACGATGTGAAGTACCGGAGACAGATGCCGCTCGACCGCCCACCAGGCCCGCCGGACCCGTTTGGCGTTTTCGATGAGCCGAGGAACATCCAGCGGATTGAACTTCCGCTCACCCTTTCGCAATTCGGCAAACCGCTCCCTGGCTTCCTTGGGCCACCACGAATCGAGCTGACCCGCCACGTCGGTGCTGATCAGCCGATCCAGTTCATTCAGCCGGATCAGATGAATATGCCGATAGCCGAATTCAGTGGACTTGATCGCCAGGGCGACGTTGAACTCGTCATCGAACCATTCCGGCAGGTGCTTGAAGCATGGGCGGTCAGAGAGAGCGATCAACAGCCCGGAATCCAGCTTCTCGCTGGTCCGCTCCTTCTGCCATTCCTCGTACGCCCAATTCAGCCTGTTGGCTGGCGGCCCGAAATGAAACGGCTCGTTCTCCGCTCCGGTCACACTGGCCAGACTGGTCGAGGACGTGCGCGTCGCCGCCCATATAATGAAACTTTTCGGCATCAGACCTCCATGTCAGCCAGCAGCACGGTCACCGCTGTCCTGTAGTTCAACCTGGATGGCGCCGCAGCAAGTCGTTGCCGCCTGACCGCGAGCGCCTCGCGAACCCGGAACTGATCGAGCGGAAAGTCGCAGCCATCGCACTTGATGAGGCCGTGGTGCAGCGGATTGCACTCTTTGCAGCGGGGACAATTCCACCCCAGGGAATCCGGATGACTGATTGCTCGAAAGACCCATCCCAACCGGAAACGTTTGGTCATCCTCAAACCTGTGGTTGTTCCTACTCGGTGAGGTCGCATAGGCGCGAGAGGACGGATTCGCCTATCCCAATAGTGTGAACTTCTTGACTACCCGAGCAGGGAACGCTTGGCCGTGCCCGCGTTGGTCTGCTCGCCCTGGGCACCCCCTTGGTTGGTGATGGTGCCTCCGAACAACTGCTCGTTGTTCACAAGGGTCTGGGCGGCGACATTGGTAGCGGCCTGCGCAAGAGTCCCTGGCGCTGCCGCGGCCGGTGGCGGCGGCGGAGCGGCTGGCGATTTTGCACCGCCAAAAAGGGCGCCCATTTAGACCGCTTCCCGAGCGCGGCTGAACCGCTTCACAGCGGCTGGAACCCGAGAGAAGTCCCACTCGGTCTGCGGGGCACCAATAGCACAACAGACGTCCAGCAGATCAATGGCGATCTCGGCTACATCTTCCTGTGCTGTGATCTCATGAAGCTTTACGGATGCACACATTTTCGGGGAGTCGGCCCCAAGCGTTAATGCGCCAATCGGCGGCAATTCCGATCGGTCAACCCATCGATGGACGCCCTGAAGATGGAGAGTGGCCTGATTGAGGCGCTCAGTGAGCAACAGCGTCCGACTGAGGCTATCCTCGCGTGGGTCCTTCGCAATCCGCGTGCGATCGCTCCAGAACTCGAACCTATTTTCGAGGGCATAGTAGCTCAGCGGAGCGTCATGCCAACGACGTGCGAACTCCTCGCACACGAACAACAGGTACGAGACGCGGCGCCGATCAGCCTCTTTGTCTACCGTGCCTACCAGCCGAGGAATAAATCGTCTCAATTCCTGGCGTTTCTTGTCGTTCAGAATGTCGTTTGCCAGATGGCCCAGGCAAGCCAGCACCGGCGACACACACTTCGGTCTGTCATCGAGGCGCCCATCCTCGAACCACGATACCGCGTCGAGCAAACACGCGCCCTTCGCAGGCTCCTTGCTATGCCCGCGGGTCAGTTGAAACGGCCAAAGCGTATCAAGGTTCATCGTGCGTGCCCCAGCCGGCAAATGGTTGAACGACAATCCTACGGATCAGGTAAACCACGAGCGCCCCCGCCACCACAAGAACGATGAAAGCACCCCAGAAGTAAGCCATCTCATTGCCCCAAGCAGACGGCGGCGCCTGAGCCCGGCGAAAGGACATAACTCCGGCTCCAATGGTGGCGGCCACCGCGGCACCACCGTCCGAAGTCAAACTGCGCACCATCGGGGAGTCCCGTCAACGTTATCGGTATCGGCTCGGCACCCACCGGTCCCCGTGCGGCATCCAGGTATTCTGGCCCGAGGATTGGCCCTCATTGCGTCCGACCCGCCACGCTTCGCCCATCGGTTGGTACTCCGATTCATGGGGCGAGCGGAGCCGACTGGTCAAAATGGCGGTGTGGTCGGACGACTGTACGGGGTACGCCCACGTGATCGCCAGGGCGTCCCCATTGTCGGGGGAATCCAATCCACGCATCCTCATATCGGCTTTTCTCTCCAGAAGGATCGCGTCAATCCCCTCCAAGGCGCGGTACTCGTACTGAACGTTCGTGAGATCTCGGATGAGGTCCGGATCGTCGTCAATCATTCCTGTGACAAGCCAATCTTTCATTAGGCCCCACATCTGTGCCCTGAGATTGTAATAACTCTGGGTTCCCGCGCCCTCATCCCGACGCGGCAACGCCCGACTTCCGAATGCGACCTCGATCACTGGCACCCTCAACTGGCGGCACCTGTCGACAACGCCAGCCCCCGGACCACCAACGTCTATGAAGACAGCATCGGGGTGATGGAGGTCGTACTGAGCGCATACCTGCGCTGCCAGTTCCATGGTGTCGATGTTGCGAAACTTTACTGGCAGGATCGACCGCGCATCGCGCCCGCGACGGAAGCGAATGACGCTTTGGTCGCTATTGCCGCTCCACATGGGTTTCCCGTTTCGGCGCACATAAATGGTTTTATGGGGCGTCGACACACACCACACGTTGCCGGAGTATGGCATACGCTTGGCATGGCTCTTCTTGAGGAAGCGATCGCGGTTCTTGTTTTGGGGGTTCTGTCTGGCGACAGGACTGCGCTCGTTCACCACGTAGACATCGTTGAGACGCGTGACTGAGCGGTCCCCGATCATGAATTGCGTGCCAGCCCTGTGGCTGTGGCCAAGCGAACCTGCCCTCCCGACCTTGCCAAGCATCTCCTGCAGGTCATCCGCCATGCCAGCACTGGTCGTCCAGTAGGAAATGCCAGTATCGCCAGCATGCGCACAGCCATCGCCCAGACGATATGCCAGCAGGAACGCCTCGATCTCCTCTTGGCTTGCGTTCTTGACCTCGCAAGGCACGCGCTTATTCGCCGCGCCGTGGCCACAAGCCGAAAGGAGATACGCCCCTATCGACTTGCTCGTAAACTCTATGACATGCCCATCAGGAACGATCCGCCACTTAATGCCCATCCTGGTGAGCAGATCCTTGATCTGGTCCTGCTTCGCTCCGGGCATCTGGGCAATGCAGACGCGGTGCCTCCCCCTGTGGCGAGGCTCTACGTACACGCTGCCCTCGCTAAGGAACCAACCCATGAAGGCGCACCAGTCGACCCCAGAGAATGTGTGGCGGTACAGCATTTCGCCACCGTGCGGCATCTCTTTCGTCGTCACGAACTCCTTATGCCCTATCGGCGTACCGCGCCAATTGGACCAAGCTCGGACCATATAATCCTCAGGCAATTCGTCATACCGCCTCAGCACATATCGCTCGCTCTTCTGGTGGGAACGCACCAACAGCTTGTGGTTGTCCGTGATGCAGAAATTGAGCCTAACACTTTCATAGAGATTCATGGTCCCGACGAACGGATAGCAGTGGATCTGCTCGATCGGCCCCCACTCAGCGTCGTCCCCGTTCAAGGTAAGCACCTGCTCGGACCCCACCAGAGCAGAAAACAGTTTCCACCCAGCGTCGGTAAGGATTTCGGTTTGATCGTCAAAACAACCAAATCTAGCGCAGTCTACCCCCATAATGAGAGGATCATAAACGGTAGGCTGGATATCCCTTTCCTTCGAGGCTGCATCTTCGGCAACCTTGATCGAAATGAACTGGCCAGAACTCGCGTCTGGAAACTGGCCGAGAACGTGAGTCTTGAAGTAATCCGATTCCACGCCATGATCGGCCGCCCACTCCTCATACAGTTTCTTGTTCGACATCCTGGCCTTCCGACCATCCACGTGGTGCGTCTTCCAACGATGGCTGTACCGACCAAAGCAAGCACGAAACCGTCCATTGTTGAAGGACGGGTTTCCGAAGACCGCCCAAATAATCTCCGTGTCTGAGTCGGTTAGCGCGCCCTCCGCCGCTTCCCATATCAGATCAGCAATATCCGCCGCTTCGTCAAAGATCAGTAGAAGGCGCTTGTTCTTGTTGTGAAGCCCCTGGAACGCCTGGGGGTTTTTCTCTGACCATGGCACGGCATCCATGCGCCAAGTACGCTCGTGCTTCGGGTCCGAAGAATACATCGATGTGGCAGTGATGGAGAACATGTGTTCTCCGATAAACATCCTATGCCACTTAGCAAGCTCAGCCCACGTCTTGGTTTTTAACTGTGTCTCCGTATTTGCCGTGACCACACCTCTACAATCCGTCATTGTTGACATTGACCAGAGAATAATCCAGCTTACAAGCGCACTTTTCCCGACGCCATATCCTGATGCGACAGCTTCCCTGATGATTTCATCAACTGTCCTAAGTCCGTCGCGGATTTCCTTAAGAATCTTCTCTTGCCAAGCATCTGGACCAAAGTGGTTCTCCAGTTCCGTCCCAGCCACGCCCCACGGGAAGCACAGCAGGACGAACTGGTATGGGTCCTTGCTGACCGACGCGAGTAGCGTGGCCAGGCGGTCGAGGTCACGTTGCGATGGCATCGGCGCCCTTCAGATAGCAGTGGTCGACACTCGCGCTGTTCCATGTGGCGTCGACGCTACGCTGCGCCTCAATGACAGCCCGGGCGGCAGCATGTGCACGATCCCTGGCATAGAGGCAAACGGTGATCGTGCACCAATTCGGGGATTCGACCCAATGCAGCGTCACACGAACCTTGTAGAGTTTGTGGCCACAAAGAACGTGCCACAGGTCAGGCACTGGGCGAGACTTCGGTGGGGCGGATGTAGACCCACCTCAACTCGGCAGCACGAATGGGAGAGACCACGGAGTTTCCGTTGATCCAGTGACCGGTGCTGTTGTCCCAGCGGATCGGCCAGACCTCGCCGTTGTTGACCTTGATCCAGTGCCACCACGCGGCGCGATGCTCGTCCGGCGGGATGACCTCTGGCTGTGTCGTTGTCATGCCGCACTTGTAGCGCGTCAGGACCGATTCGGTTCGGGCCGCGATCACAGTGGCCTCCGCGATGACCGTACGATCACCACCCGCCACGACTTGCCGCCGGTCCTGTTCCAGTGGATGCCGGGAGGCTCAGGAGGAGGCTGCCACATCACCGCCTGGGCACACGCATTCTGCAACCCCGACAACTGAGCTTCGAGCGCCCCATTGCCAACCCGCTGCCCGCAGGTACAGCATCGCCCATATCGTGCCAACCCCGGATAGTCCACAGCATTTGCCGCTGTCCCCCCACTCCCGACGAGAACGTTTCCGTTTGTCGGGCAACCGTACGCCAGATACGGGCTCATACCGAGCAAAGGTCCGAGAAGATCGCTCATGGTAACCCCAACATTTCGGACCGCTCTGCCACTTCCGCCGCCAGCGCCGCCGCTTTAGCACTCGCATCGGCCTGGCATCTCGGACAGGTGCCGTCGGCTTTGAAGAACCGCCCGTGCTCATGGCAGTAGGGACGGCTCGGAACGCCGGTCTGGCCGTTCCAGGTCCATGTTTCCATTATCGGCGTCCCCTCCATTGGTTGAATAACCGGACAATGCTCCTGACATCGACAGGCTTCATTTCGTCATCGAAGGTGGGCGAGACCGTCGCCGTCCCATCTTCCATCTGATCCAGCGCTCGGTTCATCTCTGCGTACATTTCCTCTTCGGTGGCTGGGCCAGATCCGCGCGTGAAATGGAAGTCTACGGTGTTCATGCCATCCAGCCGAGCAAGGAACCGTTCCTTTTCAGTCATGGCAACGCCCCCACAATCGACAGCGCCACGACAGCAGCCACGAGACCGCCGCACAGCACGACAAACAGCCCGGTCGCGAGTATTTTGAGCATGGATAACTGTCCTCCCTTCTCGCCTTAAGCGCAGCCAGACAGACCGCCAGCGGCGCAGTCAGGTGCTCAAGCGTCACGGTGGAATTTGTCCGGTATTATGTAGCAGCCGCCACCACGCCGGAGGTCCCCAGAGCGTGGTGGCGGCGTAGTATGGCCCTGTCTCCCAGACAGAATGCCACCCTACGCCAAGAGCACACTGCAATCCATGGAAAACCAACTCGTCATTGAAGGTCTTCGGGTCAAGCTGGCCGAGATACAGGCGGCGATCCGCATGGGCGAGCAACGGCTGGTTACCCTGGCGGCTGAGAAGGACATCATCATCCGCGCACTGGCGATTATGGGCGCGGACACAGCCGAGGGCGCCGTGTCGCTTGGGATCGCGTCTGGCGCGTTTACCAGGACGATCCTGGAAGTGATCCGGGATGCGGATCGGGCGCTGTGCGTGCGCGAGATAGCCGAAGTCCTGGCGCAACGGGCTGGCAGACCGCTGGACAAGCGGGAGGTTAACTTGGTCGTGGCGCGGGTGCGGAATGCGATGCCGAGGCTCAGCGAACGACTGACGGGGGAGTTGCAGGGACGGACGACGTTCTGGCGGATTAAGATCATCTGATATTTGCGACTCTGCGTATCTCCCTATAGGTATGAAAAATGACGCCTACGTGGATAATCGGTTCTATCGCGTTGGTGTTGGCGATTGCTGCACTGGGAGCAATCGGTGGCGTACTGTGGGTAATTAGGTTCATGGCCCCGACTCAGAAAACTCCGGCCATTCCTCCGAATCCCCTCGAATTTACAAACGAAATGAAGCGGCGGCGAGGGGCGCTGGAAGTTTTTGCCCTTGTGTCACCGGACGGCAGGCGTGCGAGGTTGGTCGTACAAGATGCCGAGGGAACTCATTGCGAGGTAGAAATCACCGCCGATGAGATCATCGATGGAATTATGAAATTGGGAAGCGCACGCGCCGCCATGGGCGAAGCGCCCGCCCCTGATCTCGAACCAACCACAATATTACCGCAGTTCAACAATTCATCTTGGAGAATACCAGCTTACACAGTCAAAGGAGATCGCTTGCTTTTACTATACAATCATTTTATGGGCTGGATTTCTTATAGGTATAACCAAAAAGAAGCCAACGAAATAGCCAAGTGGCTGACCACCGAAGTGGAAGATAGGCCGGAGCCTCCTCCGGTAACAAATCGGTAGATTTCCCCGCGCCCCGAAGGTCTATTGGGCCAAAAAGTGGTACAATCTCGGACGGAATGAGCCATCTTTCCGATTTGTTTCTGAGCTTGAGCATAGTGACAGGCCGTCCTCGTCCATGTATGTTGCCAAACATGGTCTGGGCGCGATCGGACTGTCTGGCGCAAGCGGGGCTGGCACCCCGCCCGCCGCTCTACCTCGCGGCGCGCTGCCAGTAACCACACCAATCTACCGAAGTGGCCGCCGCCATTGCAAGGGTTGCTACCCGGTTGACCTGACGTCCGTTATCCATGCGCCGATGATCTTCGCGCCAGGCGCTTTCCTGAGCGTAGCGGACGAGATAGGCGCCAGCGATGTGGTGGTGGTGGCCAATCTCGGCCCGACGCATCCGGCTGAAAAATTCCTCGGCGCCGTTCGTGTAGACGCCAGTCTCAGTGCTGTAGAGCTTGCTGTGATCGACGCGGGATACGTCGAACCGGCCATGAAGCTCGTTCCACGATCCGGCCTCATCGGCCATGATGGACGTGCCGGGCAGCGCGCGGGAGGCGATGAAGCCAAGAGCGGATGACTCAGACCGGAACACTGCCGGAAGGGTGCGGCCATCCCGCTCCCGCATGACCACGACCACCTTCCGCTTGCCGTTCTGATTTTGGGCGAGGCGCCGGTCGCGGCGGTTTTCGCGGTGGTTGGCAGGCTTCACGTATCCGCCGAAATACCCGCCATCGACCTCAACCGTCTTGTCGCGGCCACCGATCCGCATGCCCTTCAGTTCGCTGGCCATCGCTTCCCGCCGCTTGTGGGCCAAGACGAACGCGGTCTTGTACTGCACGCACAGGTCTCGGCTAAGTGCCAGAGCGGACTTGCCTTTAACCTCGTTCACGAAAATCGCGATGGCCGCGAGGTAGTTGCGGAGCGGCATCTTGTGGAACGCAAAGATCGTGCCGGACGTGATGCTGAAATCCTTTCGGCAAGCCTTGCACCTGAACCGGAGCGATCCAGAGGGACGGCGGCATTCGTAGACGATCGGACATTCGCAGTGCGGGCAGATCACCTTGCCGTCTGTCCAGCGAACCGAGCGGAACGCGTCCTCAGCTTCCTCGTCTGACATGCGAAGAACGGCGCTCAGAGAGAGCGTCCGGGCCTTTGCTGACAGGAGGAAGTGAGATGACATCTATCGCTTTCGCTGGTAACACAGCGAATATGATAGGTTTCAGCCGCCTTGTCAACTGGAAAAAATCACATATGATGGGTATAAAGCATTTTTGATGGAGGAGTTGATGCCCCTGACTGACCGGGAAATGGAATGGGCTGCCAAGGCCAGTAGGTTCATCAAGGTTGAGCTTAAACGCGCGAACGTGAGCTACAAGGAACTCGCGGACCGTTTGAATGAGCATGGTCTAGAGGAGACCGAGGCATCCATCAGCAGTAAATTGCAGCGCGGAACCTTCTCGGTGACCTTCTTTCTCGCCGTTTTGACGGTGCTGGGAATCGAAGCGCTAACTTTAGCGGCTCTTTGAGCCAAGAAACGGCGGGAGCGCCATCAACGTGCTGTCGCCAGAGGACAACCGAATTGGGGCACTCCGACGTGTGTTGCTAGACAACGGCGCGAACGTTGCCTCCCTTGGAAAAAGGACGCCGAGATAGGTTGTATTGTAATTGTTGATATACAGCACAAACCGATTTTGTTCACCGACGTCTATCCGGCGAACTGAAAATGGCCACGCTTTGTCTGCCTTCATTGGGGTTGGCCCCAACATCTTCTTGCCGGCCTTTTCCGTTTCTGTGAACTGAACACCAAGATCAATCTGAACATCAATCATCGGTCCGATCCCGTAATTTGTTAACGAACAGCGGTATGCGGGAATGATCGGCGTGCCGGAGGGAATCCTATCCCCCAGATATAGACCGCCGCTTTCCCCCATTCCTCCGCTACCACCTAGGACCGGGTTAACTGTGTACAGCACTCCCTCCTTTGGGATAGCGGTCGGAGCCCGCATCTCATGGCATTCCACGAACAGAGTAAACGATGAAGGCCAGAAATAGGCCGCAGCAAGCGCGACAAGGGCCGCTCCACATGTTGACAGAGCGACAATCGCAACTATTCGCCGGGCATGGCCACTTTTTTGGAGATTATGCGATTCAGCCCGTAACTCTTTAACGGCTCCAATTGCGATAAGGACGAAGGAAACAATCACGCAAGCGATGAATGCCGCCAACTTCCTGTCATAAGACCAATTCAAAAGTTCAGCCCCGAGGATTCCAGCGGCCATCAGTGGCACGGCCGAAACCGCGTAATAAAAGCCTGGTCGCATGCTAGCGCCCCCCCATTCGCACCTGACCACTCGTCAGGCGACCCGACAAGATCGGTGTATGAGTGGGGAGCCGCCATGACCTGAAAGGTGGTCATTTGAGGCGAATGCCGCTTGTGGCGGCTGCTACATAATACCGAATTTGTCGGGTAGCTCCGACCCAAGGTGACAATCGGATAGTTATGTTGTTCGGAGACGGCTATGCGCCAGCTCCAGCCTAACGGAACTAGACTGACTGCCTCGTCAAGACTGGCGGTGTAAGCGGGAGTTGGCGTAAGCGCCGGGAAGTCTTGCATCCTGCTCTTTGTCTTGATCCATCCCGGCCAATCGTGGATTTCGACGCCCGCTATATCCCTGGCAATGCGTGCGTCTAGTATTGCACTGTCACGGACCGCCTGCTCCAAACCCTTTATGAGGTCGTCAAAAACGTCTCTACCCGGCTGCATATCAATGTCCTTTCCGTTCCCGGCACATCCCGGACCGGGCGTGTGCATTTGTCAACAGATCAACAAAGAAAAAGCGCCCATCGCTGAGCGCCAAGGTTGGTAGGGAGGAAACGTCCATGCAGCCGCACGATGCCGCTGCGCCGCAGACTTCATCGGAGTGTATGGATTCCCGTCAAGGGATCAGTCGGCGCTTGAACCAGATAATCCTCAAAGTGCCGCCGCACGCGGGCCAGCAGGTCGAGGATGTCGGCGCCTTAGGGCGTGAGATTCCTTGTGGTAGCACTGTTGGTCAGAGCTGCTGCTTCCGAACCACTTGCAGTCCTTACAGAATACGTCGCTCATCCCCCAAACTCCCGGTTGATCGAAAACCAATCTATCTCAACCCACCAAGGAACGGGCGCAGGTGGAACCCAATTCGGATCCACGATCACTTTCACCGAGAATTCGGGTCGGAACCTCGTGACCCCATACTCAACATTCATCGATCCTGTCCTTCCCCTCTACCGCCGGCCCGCTATGAAATCCTTCGTCTTCAACTTGATGATGATCCGCTTCATCCGCTTGTCGAACAACGGCTCGATCGGCCGAGCCACAATACCCTCAGCCATCGCGCTGCCGATCTTCGACCCGAACGGCGTGCGAACCAGATTAACGATCTGATCCAGGCCCATCCGACCCAGATACGGCACGGAGGCAATGCCAAGCTTACTGGCGATCTCCTCGACGACGATCCTGTCCATCCACCACTGACCCGACACCAGAACGTCAAAAAGGATGAAAGCCTTGTCAGCGCGATACAGGCCACCGCCCTTCTGGATGCCCGGCCCGTAACCCTCGCCGTACAGAACCACATCCACCGGTTCCTCCGGCTTTACCCAAAGCGAGGCCCGAAGCAGCTCAGCCGGAAACGTCGCAATCAGATACCGCACCAGATCAGCCGGGATTTGCGCCGCGTCGCTCCGACCGCCAAACGTCACCTCACCAGTCAAACTCAGCATCACCCGGATATTCGTCCCGTCAATCTTCTCCGTCACATCCCATTCCCGGATCGTGCCAAGCACCGGCGCTCTCAGCACCAGAGGGTTGACCACGAACGTCTCCGCGTCCCGGTCAAACAACGTCTCTATCTTTCCGTACTTAGTCATCACCCTGTCCTTTCCATTCACAACCCATATCTCGGCCCGTAGTCCCGCTCATACTCCGACAACTCCTCCAGCGGCGGAGCCAAATCACCCCGAGCCTCAGCTTCGTTGGCCACCCGAGCCAGCCACTCTGCTACAGCCTTCGTCAACCCGTAGCCGTCATACCCGCCGTCGGTATTCCATCCCGGCACCCCAGAACGACGCGTCAACGTCCACACCCGATCCTCCGGATCAGGGTCGTCCCGCTCAGTCGTTACCTCCCATGCCATCAGTGCCACCCTCCAAATTCTCCCGCATCTTCGCCCTTACCTCAGCCAGATGAACCGGCGGCCTCTCAACCACATCCCACCCCATAGTCAACGCCACATCCTCAGCTCCGTGCGGCAGATACCGCTCAAACATCACGATGTAGGAAAGCAGGGTCGTACCCGTTGGTAAGCGACCGTGACACACCGCAGCAGCCAACTGACAGGCCAGCCGCCGGTCCTCTATCGATGAAACCGCTTCGTCTGGATCATTGCCTTCAACCTCGCCCATTAGGTGAGCCTCGCCGCCCCATCAGTGACGCCCTCAACCCGTACTGAGAACTCGGGCCGATACACCACTACACCGTGCTCAACCTTCATCTTCCAACCCTTCACACGCATACCCAAGCCGCAGCAACTCGCTTATGTCCCACGTCACACGAGCCTGCCCCTTATCCAACGATAAAGCCGCAAGCCTCGCCGGAAAGTCCAACTTCAACATCCGACCGTCTACCTCGACCACCGACCGATATACGCCGCCAGTCTCTCCGACCAGCAATCCATAATCGTGGTGTGTCCCTGTGGTCTGCACCCCATCCAATACCCGGCGTAAACGAACCAAGGTCATCGCCTTCTCCCGTAAAATCAAAAAATAATTTTGTGGACGTTCTTACAGCCTCACCCATAAGAGGTGTCGCCGAGACCGTCGGCCCCTTTGCTTGGCCCCGGGTGCCGGGGTGGGGGTCTCATTCTGGCGGAGGGCCGACGACTGGCTCATTCTTCATCAACCGACGACGTTGAGCGAGCGCTGCCTGCTGCCGTTGGAATGTCTCGGCCGTTGTATATCTGATGACGCGCTGACCCATGGCTCGGGCTTCGGCGATCAATCGGCCGACGGCGCCTCGGGTGATTCCGAACCGTTCGCCGATCTGGGCTTGTGTCTGGCCACGGTTGAATGCGGCGACCACGAGCTTGCGGAGCCTGGTCGTTTCGGACTTTCGGGGATAGATGCTGTTCCGAACCTGAAGTCCGCGCTGTCGGGCACCCGAAGCATCCAATGCGCTTTGCTAAAGGTTACCCCGAGAGCCACAGCGATCTGCGGCAGCGTCTTGTCGCCTCTGTTCCAGGCTTTGACGACCTGCTCAATGCGGGCTGTGACCTTCGGATCGCGCTGATGACCCATCACGGACTCCTTATATTATGTCTGTTCCGCCTCATCGTGGACGATGGCCCAGCGGGTCCATTCGTTCACATCGAAAATGCGCACCAATTCGCCAGCATCCCAGGCCAGGGTGCGGTTAGCGAAGTACAGCAGCCCCTCCGACTCCATCATATCGTCGGCCACGACCACTTCCGGCTCTTCCTGCCCGGTCAGCCAGACGTGATACGTGGTCATATCAACCCTTTCCGTCCGATTAGGGCTTGCCCTACCGAGACACACGCCATCGGACACTTTTCGACGGGAAACTGCGGCGTTCAGACACTAACAATCGGCCTTTCGTCAGGGTCTAAGACCCTATCGGACACTCATGTTCGCTTGCCTTTCTTGTTCTCGGCCAGGTCGCGTTTCTGCTGCCATGTAAGTTGCCTGGGGAACTGATCCCCAGTCACCGGCAGGATAGCCGCAACAACCTTTTCGCTCGATGGATCAGCGTCAACATACGGCACGACGCCCTTCTTGGTCACGGCGCCGACAGGACGTTCGAGAGGCGCCATTACTGGCCGCGTCGCCAGCTCGCGCTTCAATCGGGCGACGTCATCCTGCAGCGCCACAATCTCGGATTGCGCCGCAGCCAGATCGCCCAATTGCTCTTCCAATTCGCTGATTCGGTCCTGCAGCTCAAGAATGATCGCGCCAGCATTGGCCGCAGTGACGATCCCGCCTTCGTGGCCAGTTCCAACAGGTCGACGTTCACCATCGCCGAAGATCGCCGTTATGGCCCCGTCCAATCGAGCGCGCACCGCCTGAACGATGAACCCCGTCCGACCCTCCCCGCTGGCGTCAATCAGCGCAACCAAATCACTCGGCACCCGAACCGCCACCAAAGTTGTTTCAGCCTTGGCCATACCCGCTCCCGTATAACAACGGGCAGCGTTTTGTATAACGAAACCGATTCCACGCAAGCCTTGTTATACAGAAAGTGACCTCACTTATCGGTCGAGCCGTCCCTCACGACACCAGCAGGTCGGTCGACTCGATCGGCAGTAATGCAGAATGGCAAGGCCTCGGGGCATGACGGTGCCACCAGAGCGTGGGGACGACCTACTCATCGAGCACAACACACCGATTCCAGCAAACAGGATGACCGAATCCGAGGAAACCCGCCATATTCCGGGGATGAGAAACTTCACACGCGCCGCCGGTCGCGGGTTCAAAGGCACCAGCTACGGCGCAGCAAGCCCAGGCAGGCACCTACCATTGGCAATGACGCTACAAGGCCCAGGCTTTTCGGCTGAAATCACCCTTAAAGCAGGCTTCTGCACCGCAGCCGACGAGATGTTTGATTTCCTGATCGGCGCAGACCGGCAATGGATTCGGGACTATGCTAGCCGCAAAGGGTGGTCCATAACCACGCTCCACCGTTAGGGTGCGCTGCACAAAATGGCAGTTTCCCCAGACTAACGTAAATGGGGCTTGACTAACTCCGGTAATGAAGTCACGCGGGCGAGCCGCTTTTCAAGCACTTATCGCAGAGAGTTCCTCTCTTACGTTAATACAACTGCCTGAAACAGTTCTAAGCGGTTGTTATTATATCACTTTTCAGTCTGATCCGTTATGGCCGGCATTTCCTCCGCCACACCGTCAATCTGAACACCCGCCGCCAACTCACGCTGACGCTTCAACGCAGCTGTGAGCCTGTCTGAAAGAGCGTCGTTAACTATCAGATTTAGTTGGCTTTTCTCGCCGTATATCTTGGACGCCAGCCGAGCAGCGCGCCACTGTCGAGTCTGTATCCGCAACCGTGCAACCTGCCAATTGTCGACTGTCGCACCATCAGCAATCTCGACCGTATCGTCGATGATTGCATCTTGCTGCTCTTCGCGCGCTCGGAGAAATCGATTCTTAAACTCTGGATCGATAGCGGACCGCTGATAAATCTGATCAGGAGGCGGACAATCGGCGAAATCGGCTGCTTCGCGGACTTTCATACCGACGGCTAGTCTGGCGAAGAAGAGCTTTATGGCGTCTTCATTATAGGCGTCTGGCCTTTCGCGTGGTCTGCCTCCCGGGTGTTTCCCGTTGGCCCGGGTAGCATATCTCGGGGTTGGTTGCTCGACAGACCGTGTAGAGGGCTCAGCCTGAGTTTTGCTTGTCATGCGGCCAGTTTATAAGGAACTGGGTTAGCGCTTGCCAAGCGATCGTGTTGGCCCTGCGTTCTGACGGTGGGTCAGAGGCGAGTTTGGGAACGGGGTTGCGGCGCAGGATGATCCCGCACATAGGCGGCGATCCCCTCAAGCCACATCACAAGCGCATCCGGTGGCTCGCCGATTTCATGCATCCAGCGATAGACGGTGCGCTCGTGCACGCCAGCGATCATGGAGAACGACCGTGGTCCCCAGTGGAGCGCGGCAAGCGCAGCGGAGAAGCGGGCCGTGAGGGTCACAGCGCCGAAACGCTGCACGACCAGACCCCGAGATGAAGCGCCCAATGCGGCCCATCATACCACAACCGGCAGGCGCCGATTATCCGATCGTTGCGGCCATTCCAGCAAGCGCACCAGTGACCCTTACGAAGTAACCACCACAATTCGCGGACCAATGACGACGATCCGTGACGGTCAAATTCCCAGATCAGATCCATCCCCTCACCCTCCCTCGTTTATCAATCCCCAGGCTATAAACACCGCAACAAACACTGTCAGTCCCAGCGCTCCTACGCTTATCGCCACCAGCGCCAGTTTTAGCGCGATTAGCATCTCACCCTTCCTTAATGTCCCCAGCCCGCAGCGGTGCGGCTACAAGATCGCAGCCAGCGCGAAACCCGAAGAATGGATGGTCGACAAGATCGTCGCGCACCGCATTCCCGCAAACCACGCACTCCTGCATGTGTTCCATCATCTCGCGGACACACAGCGTAGGGTGCCCATAGCAGGCACCCCGTTCCTCAGCCTCGGTCATTCGGTTGCCTCCAACTCAGCGCGGAGTTCAGCGATCTTGGCGTCGACCATTTCCTGCGTCAGGCCGATTACGGTTGGAATCCAACGGCTCAGCCTGCTGCGGATCACGAAGGCGTGTCTAGCGCGGTCTGGAGCGTTGTGATTTCCCGGACGGCTACGGTCATCAGGGTTGGGTTCATCGGCGCTTCCTGACCATAAATCGCGTGCAATCAAAGCCATTCAACTCGTTTTTCTCGGCTTCTCTGATCTGCTCCTCGTAGAATGCGAGGTCTTTTAGGGCGCGTTGAACCGAGGCTTGGGCCTGTTCGAGGCGCCGAAGGTGATCGCGGAAGCTTTGGCGCTGGTTGGCGAGGCATTGGCGGTGCCATTCCATAGGCATTTTCATCACTGGACCCCTCTGTCGCCCGCAGACCCATTGCCTCGACGCCCAAGCGCGTATCGTGCCCTCTGAATGGCTCGATTGACGATGCCAGGCCGGCGATCGTTGAGCGCCTGCAGCGCCTTCCTAACGATCACTATTTGATCGAGAACTTCGCGTTCTTGCTCTGTGAGATAATCGCGCCACACCCCTGCAGGAGACGGGGCAGCTGCGCGACCGGGCTTAACCGGCCACCTGATAGGCGGAACTCTCACAGGGATCATGGGGCGACCTTTTCGCCAAGCAAGCGCTGAATGGCCTCTCGAATCACGCCATTGCGCGAGACGTTCTCGCCGGTCTCACGCCGTTGGGCAGCGCAATAAGCGTCAAGCGCGACGATCTCCTGATCCGACAGACGCAGTTGCATCTGGAAGGTTAGCTTCTGTTCCATATGCCGATATATGGCATACCTAACAGATCACAGATATGCATATCTCACATATCAGGAATACCGGGTTGTATATGGTATGCGTCATATCGTTCTGCCATTCTGTTGTGGTCAGGACGAGAGGCAACCCGGTTGCAGGCACCGGATCAGGAAAGGGGAATGAGATGAAAATACGGGCACGCATCTACGAGAAGGACGGCAACAAGTTCCTGATTCCAGGACATTGGTACTGCGACGACGACCCGGATATCGGCATGGGCTCTGGCTCGGCTGTCATATGCGACAGCATGATGTGGGGCGTCGTTTGCGGCCTGGAGGCTAAGGAATGGCTTGACCTGGAAGCCGGTGACGACGGGCACGGCATGATCGAGCACTACAAAATGGATATGATTGGGCCTCAATTCGCCCACGGCGCGGTGCCTGTGCTTCTGATCGGCGGTCCGCTGTTTGAGGAAAACCATGCGGAAGCCATTCAACGCGGCGAAATAGCCTGACCTTCGCTTCACCGGCTTCGGCCGGTTTGGTGAATGCCAGGAGAGAGGGAATCTACATGATCCATATTCGTATCGCCAACCACAGCGACAACGCTCACCGCAAGATGCTTTGCGGGATCGGCCCAGATCTCCCAGAAGGAGACAAGTACTACTTCGAGACGGAGGGGGCGGCGTGGCGACATGCCGACTGTCCAGGCTGCAATCCAGGAGGGCCGAGGAAACTCGGGACCCCGATGTCTCAGTTATCTGGTCGTCCGGGCCATGACGGATACGCCGAGTTTGTTCGTATTGCAAAATCGTGGGGATATCCATGAGCCTCCCTGGATACGACGCCTGGAAACTGGCCAACCCCTACGACACCACACCCGAACAGGAGCGCGAGGCCGAGGAAAGGCATGCAGACCAGATGGATCGTCTGCGGGACGCGATTGCCTGCGCTCTGGCAGATGAGAGAGGCGATCTTTATCGCGCTGACGTGCGCCGGATCGTGATTGAGGAACTGAACAAAATTCCGAGGCTTGTCGGCGAGCCGAAATGGCAGACAGCTACACCGGTTCCGGTGCCGCCGCTCGGATAACCGCCTACCAGAAAGGACAACCAAATGAGCATTACCACCGAAAAGCCGCGCGTCAGCATCCGCGACCTCGGCACGCTGGGCTACATCCGCGGCCTGACTCACTGGGCGTACAAAGCTGGCGACCAATCACCGGCTGACCTGCTGGTCCCAGGCTATTGGGATGATGCCGGCGGCAATCTGGCATCGGGGGATTGGATTTTCGTCTCCGGCATCGGTTGGGCGATGCAACTCTATGTGCTCGCGACCGAACCGAGCGTGGTTGTAGAGCCGCTGACCGGAACGAAGGGAGTAATCACCCATGTCTGATCCCCGCGTAACCGACGATGATAAAGGCGAGATCACTGTCACGCTCGAAGGCAAGGAACTTCGGGGATGGAGCTACGCCGACGACGCCGAACGCCGAATGAAAATGCGCATGGCACGGGAGTACGTCGAAGGATGGGGGGACGCCAGAGACCATTTCACCAAAGGAGAGAAAACATGAACTGCCCCAAGTGCGACGCCGACATCAGCGATACGTACGAACCGGACGATTATTCGTGCGGCGTCACTGCGGGATGGTACTGCGACGCCTGCGATTTGGCCATCGCCGAGTGGGATTCCCCGCGCGAGCCGATGCAAGACGATGTTGGAATTATCAGCGCCAAGGAAGCCAGGGGCGACAAACCCCTGGGCACCCCGCTTTCTGAATTATCTGGCCAACCCGGAGACCCCAAGGACTTGGATGACCCTCGCCACGCCGGCTACGCCGAGTTCTGCAGGATCGCTCGATCCTGGGGCTATGATTAATCCCAACTTCTAAGGAGCCACCCCACGCTGACCGTCGCTATTGCGCCCGAACGGACGCAGTAGCGAAGGCCAGAGAAATGCCTTCAGACCCTCTCGCACCCAGGAGGCCGCCATGTAACCGAACCGGGCTACTCATCGTCATAAATTGCGGAGGGGCCGCGTGTTTTGCCCCTCCGCTCAACCAAAAGGGGACGAGCCATGAGCCGAGAAAACTTACGGAATGACGTGCTGGACATGATGATCGACACGGTAACCAAGCGGATGGCGAACGTCATTCAGGGCTTGCGGGTCGACGAAAGCGCGACCGCCGAGGAGCACAAGTTAGGACTGCGCGCGGGGTTCAATCAGGCCAAACGGCAAATGCTAGACGCGCTTTTCGAGGGCGATACCCCATGCTGACCCTTGGACTGGCCCTCACCGGCCTTGCGTGCCTGGCGGTAGGATTGCACCGCTATCACCGGCTTGCGGCCCACGAGGCTTTGATAGAGCGCCGCGTGACCTCGGATCTTGCTCACTGGCACGGCGGATTGCAGAGGCGCCCGTAGCACCCTCACAGCCCGGTAGCGGGCACAATGGAAAGGACATAGCAAATGCAAGCCGCATCAAGACAAGACATCGAAGGATGGCTGAAACGAGCTAAAGCAGAAAAGGCAACACATGTCATTGTCGTGTGCGACACCTACGACTACTCGGATTATCCGGTCTATGTAGCGGCGGGAACTGATGTTGCCACAGAAGTCAAGCGGATACGCGCGCAATCAATGACGCGGATCATGGAAGTCTACAATCTCAGCATTTCTATCACCTACCAGATGGCCGAGCACCGCGCGTTCCACCTTACTGTCGATGTTGATGCGCCCGCGCACGATTGACCTCGACGGGCGCCGCTACCTGTGGCGCGATCTCCTGGCCCTCAATCGAGCGCAGGCTACCCAGAAGGCCGAGCAGCCCGCTTTGTTCGAGCTTCGGGAGGTCGCCGGCCGCCGGGGGAGCGAAGCGCCTCTGAGCGTTACCAGGCGCCGAGCCTGTTCACACTTCTCGACCCATAACGAAAGGAAAACCACACCATGAAATCCCAAATTGAATTTGCCCTCGCGCATCCAGTGTTCGACCCAGAGCGCCAAATCACCACCGGCCACTACTGGGCTGCTGACCGCGATGTCTCCGCCTGCCTGACCGTGAATATCGGACAAGAATGAACCGTCTACGCCGGTGGCCGACCGTTGTGGCACCTGAGCCTTGCGCAGCAGGACCTACAGCGAAAGGCACCGGTGCCGGTGCTCCGTTGGAGCCCGACGACGTGGCGGAAAATCGAAGCCGTTCGAGATAGGATCATGCGAGGAACTGGTACCGAGGAACCCTTCATCATGGAAGATGTCGAGTCGATGGCGATGGTCCTGGGCCAGTCGCCGCGCTCGGTTCAATGGCGGAAGCCATTATCAATCATTGAAATCAACCGTATGGCGCCCACGATCGAGGTACGAGAACGAAAAGGACGCCCGTAGCCCAAATCACGAAAGGACAAACCCATGGAAGACACCACGCCCAACGTGCGAACCACCCCGTTCGTCACGGAGACAAGAACTCTGGCGAACGAATGCCTGGAACGCTACCAGGCCATGACCGGTCGCATTCTCGACAGCGATACGATCAACGCCGATAAAGAAGCCTGGGATCTGGTTCGGATCGGCTTTTCGATCGCCTTTCGCCAAGCCGAACAGGCCGGACGCTACATGCTGGCATTCCACATCGGCGAACTGCTGAACGAAGCCAAACTTGCCGGGTGTTACCTCTGGCTGCACGGCATGGCGATCGACGGGAAGGGACTGGCGGAGCCGGGCTTGCAACCGATCGGCAGGATCATCGAACCAATTGTGCAGCGTGTCACATCTCAGCAGTCCGAAACGTGAAAGATATTCTCGGCCATAAGTCTCGTAGTCTCGACGAGATAGTAGAGATATTGAGGCGCCAAGGGACCTATACGTGCCCAACCTTGCCTCATTATCGATACGATCGCGTGAAAAGCGCATGTGCCAGGTTGCGCCGGGCGCAATTGCTCGCCGTCTCTGGTAGGAATGCTGTTTCGGTCAATCTTGTCGTGACGGGCCTGTTTCTGGAATGGCAGACAGCCAGCGCATCTGGCGAAACGGCCTTAGGCCCGCTTAAGTGGGCGAAGATAGGCGTTCCAGGTCAGCCCGAACCAGTCGCCTGATTTGCTGATCGCCGCCCCTTTGCGATGGCGCCCGGACGCGCGTTTGTCTGCGGCGGCATCGGCTTTTCCCGCTCAACATCCGACCACAGAATTTGAGTTGCATCGGCGATCCATTTCCGCGCCGCAGCCTCAGCCCGCATTTTGCCGTCGTCCAATGTGACGGAACGGTTCTTGAGGCACTTTCCGAAGATACAAACGTCGTAATCGGTTTTGACCTTGCGGACAATCAGCAGCCCAAGCTGGCCGATCTGGACCTTCGCGCCCGTCTCGGTCATTTCCCATGGAAGTTGCGCCGGATACATGACAGACAGATGACCGTCCGGCTCGGAGTCAGGTCAACCGTCTCGCCGCACCAATCAGCACCAGGACCCAGGCAAAGCATAGCGCCGCGGCGCCTCCAAAGCCGACTGCCAACTCCGCGGCAGCGCCGAGACACATTGCCGCCAGCAACGTCCCGGCAAGCCCCAGGACCAGCGCGAGACCGCGGCAGAAGTTCGATGTGTCGTCTCTCGTGCCCATCAGCCGCCCCAATTGCTTTGCGCGATGATGTCGGCAGCGGCGTTCATGTCAGAAGGCCAAGGACCACCCGGCTCCTGAGTTTGCGGACGAAAGCCGAGTTCAAATAATTCGGCGCAAACCTTACTGACCGCCTTTTCCAAATCCAACAGCCCGCCCCGAAGCGCGTCGATAACCTTCTCGTCCCGCTCGAACCGAATCACTTTCATCTGCCAAGGCTGATCCCGGTTCTGACCTGGCAGGCGCTGATGGTATGAGAGGAAGTACCAGCGATCGAGCCCTGTCACCAACATGCTGCCTTGAACTTGCATCCGATAATCGGCGCCTGGACCTTCGAGCAGGTATTCCAAATGTTGCGGCCCAGAGGGGCACTTGATTTCAAGCCCCGCCGCCTCCGTGGTAAGCAACCCGTCAGGCGAACAGCCTACTTTGCCGTCATCGGTTACCGCAAATCCTCCCAACGCAACTGGCCCGAACCGTTCCGCGAACGCCTCCCGCGCCATCCCCTCTACGATATGACCGCGCTCCATATACATCGACGTGTGGCCATTCTTTTCTTCGCGAAACAGCCGTTCATAGGCCAGTTCATAAGCAAATCCCTTGATCTGAGCAGATGGCTGTAGCTTGGCTGGGGAGACAATTCGGTGAAACTGGCTCGCCGTCGGAATGCCAAGCCTGAGATGCTTCCAATCATCGGACCCTTGATCAACATTATACAGCTTCATTTTTGGCCTCGCCTTGCTCTTGGGCCACTTGCGCCTTTCGATCCAGCCCAGCCACCGCACGCTCGTACCGATAACGGTTCATGGACATCAGGTCGTGTTCTTCCTTGTCCTCGAACACCCAGGCCACAAATGTCGGCAGATCAACCTCGTAGCGATTGCACCGCTCCACGATGTCATCACGCATTTCCGCAGTCATTTCCCACGGCTGCCCAGCTTGGGTTGCCGCCGCTACGGTCTCCTGAAGCACCCTCGGAACCGAGACATGCGACGGTGTGTCCATCGCTTCGGCATCAATCAGCAGCCCTCCCAGCACGTCAGGATAGGCATCCCGGGCGCCCCATCCTCGGGCGCGCATGGCAAGCATCCTCTGAGGATAGGATGACCACGGTCCTGCTTTTCCCCATAATCCAGCTTTCTTGGCGTCCCGAACACTGAAACTGCGGGCGATCGGCAGCGGATTGCCCTGGCGCTTTGTCTCGAACCAATAGGTGAGGTCGTCGCCTTCGCCCAGACTCCATTCCTTGATGTATTCGGATTTGCCTGAGGCGTAGATCAGGCCGATAACCGCATCACCCCACAAGGCAGGCCGACCGCCGATAACGGCGATGCTGCGAAGTGCCTGCATCGGATGGAGTCCGATTTCTTTGCCCCAGATCACCGCGATACGGATTGCGTCCGGCTTGTTGCGGTAATCGCGGGGAACCATCTCAGTCCGCGCCGCATCATCGGCAAACCGGCTGATTTCCTCCCACGAATTGAGTTCGAACGGCCGCGGACGGCGAGCATTCGTGACCAACTCATCGGTGCGTTTGATGACCTGATGAAGAAGGTCCTCCACGCTCGGCGCTGCAGGCTCCGATACCTCGCGCCGCTCCGGCTCGATTGCTTCCGGCACAAGCGTTGTCTCAGCCTCGACTGGCGCCGTCAGATGCAGGCTCATTCGGGTTTCCCCTCAAGTGGCTCCAACAGATCGCTGTCCATGGGCGTAAAGATAACCTGGCCGTCATCGGCTACGAAGCCGATCATGCAATCAACTTTGTTGAAACGAGAGCGCCCAACGGCATCAGCAATTTGCATCTCGTCCGCACGCTCACAGACGTTGAGCGGTCGAACGTACAGAAAAACGGTTGCTTTCTTCACGATGCCAAGCCCGACCCGCTGGCGAACCACCTCGCCGGGACGAAACGTTTTGACAGCCGAGTAGTGCGCCCAGGCCGATTCCAGGTTGGCCCGTTGGGCTTCTTCAGTAAGAGCATGCGCCTCGTCTTCTGGACCCACGCGTTCTTCGCCAAACAGCGCCGCCAATGGATGATTCATTCGGTTTCCCCTTTCGGTAACAGGCCCATGCCCATGGAAACAAGGTGCTGGCCTTCGGCGACCATTTTCAGGTCAACGCCGAACCGGCGCTCGAAGGTCTTCCAGCCGATATCATGCCCGATCTGGTGGTGGATCGGACACAGGTTGACCGCAGCCTCAGGCCCGGGCGGCTTGAGGGCCGTCCCGCCACCTGTCCCGCGCCGCTCGTGGTGAACCACGCTCTGGAAGAAATCACAGCCGGGCACGCAGCATGGCGAATTGCGCAGACGCTCGAAATGCTTCTCGCCGTTAATCCACTGGGCCTTGAAGCGGGACTCGGCCATCGTCAGGTGATGCCCAGGCCGCGAAGGTGCCAGAATAGCCTGCCGCAGTAACGGGCATCCGCGAGAGCCGAGTGTGCATCGACCATATCTTCATTGAAGAAGAATCTGACACACTCCGCCAGTTTCGGCGGCTTGGCGTGCTTCTGACCAGCGGCCAGCATCTTGTCAGTCGGAGGCGCCTGCACCAACGCCCGGCTTTTTGCCGCAGTGCAGAACGACGGCCGAGTCCCGAGGAAGTCGGCAATGTCCTTCTGGTAGCCAGCACGTGCCATGGCGATCCTGACAATCCGGCGGTCAAAAGGAGCGTTGTGCGCCACTGTTAAGGAAGCCCGGGCAGCGGCTACAAGCCACAGCGCCACCGCCTGGTGCTCCGGTATCCCTTCGTCCATCGCCCGCTCCTGGGTGATCCCATGCGTGAGGGACGCCTTGGTTCCAGGGACAATCTCCCATCCGTCCGGCTTGACGATCACAGACCGCGCCGAGAGTTCGGTTCCGTCGTCAGCGTACTGGACCATCGCCAGTTGCACGATGTGGGGTTGCGACGGATCAGCGCTCGGTTGATCCCATAAAGGAATGCCCGGATCGTTTGTCTCCGTGTCGAATGCCATCACCGTCACAACGTTCTTTCCTCGCGTGGTTTGAATCGTCGCCCTCAGATCGGTCGACTCACCTACTGACTTCGGCGCATTATTTCGACAATATCACGAGCTGCCCACCCCAGGATAAATCCAATAACGAGACACAGAAACGCTACCATCTGTCGCCTCCCTAGGCTGCCATTTCCTGAGATATTTTCCAGTCCGGCCGGAGTGCCACCCCGTCGTAGGTAATCGTGATCGTGCCAGCGAAGGCTTCATCGGCAAGCTGCTGGTCTACGATGAAGCCCTCGATTGCCTTGATACGACCTGGCACGCCTCGCGCGCCAATCTTCGGCGTATAGACGCTGGCGCAGAACCGTTTCATATCATCTGCCGGGAATTTAGCCTGAACACGGGGCGCAAAGAACGCGTTGATCCGTTCCAGTTCGCGTTCGGCGATTCGTTGGATGGATTCCAGACCGAGCGCCTTGAGCACAATAATGTTTTCCCTGCCTTCGAACCGGTTTAGAAATTCCGACTTGAAGAACTTTTCCAACTCCCGCATGGTTAGTTCGTAGGCCTCGTCCTCAGTAATCTCTCCCACCCGAAGCATCGGTTCCTGGCCAATATTCGTGGTAAAGGGCATGAGGGCGTCCCCGAACTCGCACAGGCGACCGATGTTGTCTTTGCAATAACCGTTATCGAGAACCCCGAGATAGGTGTTGAAAATGTCCGCGTGCGCCTTCTCGATTTCATCCTGCAGCATGACCTGATAGGGATTGTTGCGGATCGAGTTGGTCATTTGGCCGCCAACATCAAATCCGTCATAACCTGGGGGCGCCCCGATCAGCTTGGTCAGATCGTTTTTCTCCCCGAAGTCGCCCATGTCGAACTTATTGAGGGCGCGATCCGTGTCAAACATTCCCTCAGCCAATGCTCGGCAGATTTCGGTCTTGCCAACGCCAGACGGCCCACACAGCATAAATGGCAGCGGCTTGCCGGTCCGGCGACCCCGCTTCCAGATTTTTACGCGGCGATAGATGTACTCCAGCGCGTCATCTTGCCCGAACACTCGACTTTTCAGGACGTTGCCCAGGTTCATAAGGCGAACCGTGTCGTTTTGGCGGAGTTTGTCTTCCTCGATGCCTGATATTCGCGAAAACTCGCTGATCACGGGATTTTCGGTCAGACACAGACCCGCGTTCATCTCCGCAGTGACTGCCTCATATTTCTGTCGGTTCTGAGCGACAGCCCGCTCCAACTCGGCGACCTGACCGCGCTTACGCTCAATCTCTGGGGTCGTGACATCTCCCTGAATTAGGTCCTCGATATCATATCGGCTGGGCCGCGCGGCAGATGTTTCTTTCTCCTGACTCACAAGGTCAGCGATTTCTGTTTCCAGAACAACGATTGCCCGTTCGCCGCTTCGCTGCGCACCGAAAAACTCTCGGATTTTGCCCTGCCGTTCGGCAAATGACGCTTTAGCCTCAGCAATGCGACGGCGCAGAGCCATCTGCTCTGTCTCTGAAGCAAGACGAAGCGACGCTTCCATTTCCGCGAGCCCAGGAACAGTACTGTGCGCTGTTAACGCATACTTGCTCATGGCCCGATCCAGCAGCAGCCGACTCCGCTCCGGTTGCGCACAGTTCAGTCCCGTGTCGAGAGATCGATACCGATCAGACAGATTGATGGCGGCGTCCACCGCCTTGGCGTCAATCGCTATCCCATAGGCTCGGGAAAGGCCTCCGGCTAAAGCATGGACAATCAGGCTCAGTTCGCCGTCTGTCGGCTCCTTTACATCAAATAATGTATAATGCTCGCGAAAGTCGGAATGCGCCTTATAGACTTCGCCCAGGTCCTTCTCGCGCACCTCCAGAAATGCCTGCGTGCGACCGGACTTGACCATTGCGTTCAGCGCATTGATGACGTGTAACATATTGAAGTTACGCAACGCCTCGATCAGATCGATCGTGTCTTCGACGATCAGCACGCTCTCTGCGGTGCGCGCCAGGACGGACAGCACAGACTTCAGTTCTTTGTCGATGGCCGCCGCTTCTCCCACCCCGAACAAGCGATCTGTGTCCAGCCAGAAAAAACGCTTGCTCACGATGTCAAAGGGAGCGGTCGGATCAGTTTTGCACGCCTGGAGGTTGCGCGCCAACGCCGAAACGCCGACCCCGCCAGGAGCCGAGGCAATAACGCTATTGGCCGTACTCTGCGTCAGGATACAGCACAGATCGGTGAAGTATTCCTGTCGCCCAATGAGTTTGAAGTCAGGATGCCGCCCGAGAACGTCAGGACCCGCAATAAGGTAATCGCTCATATTTTCAACATCAGGTCTGGGGTTTTCTCCTGTCTTGGAGCGGGAACGGCGCCAACAACATCAAGCCCGATGTTGACCTGGAGATCGCGCTGCACCTCAGCGGTCTTTTCGGCAAGTTCCGCAAGGCTGCTGGCGATGTTCGAAATCCCGTCTGAGCGAATTTTGTTGGCCTCCTGAAGCGCCTTGCTGACACCGGCCAGCGAGTCGAATTTCTCGACGATCCGGCGGTTGGTGTCGTCGACCTGCATCGCGCTGGCGACGACTTCGTTATCGCGAATTTTGTTGGTGACCGCATTCATATCCCCGATCGCCTGCCAAGCATTATTACCCGCTTCGGTCAGAGCAGCGGTATTAAATGCCTGAAGAGCCATGTTGAGATTGGTGGTGATGCTGGCGATCCCGTCGCCATGCAGTTCCCGTAGGTTGGTTTGCTGGCGCGACACAACCTGGGCGAAGCTGTTGGCGCCGACCGCGTCCTCCTGAAGTGCCGAGACATTTTTCTTGGTCGACGTCGCGGTTTCCGAAAGCGCGCTGACAAACCGCTCAACGTCGTTCTTTTCCTGGGTGCGCGTCACCTGCGCCAACGTATCTTCCCCCTCTGGGGCAACCGCCAATTCGCGCGCTCGCTCTTTGTTAAGGGCCGTCGCCCCATCGATTCCCTTATCCAGAACCGCAGTGACGCGGACCATCTGGGCGTTAGCTTTCAGGACGTTGGTAGCCTGATCTTCGAGACCATCGAACTCGTCCCGGATCGCTTTGACCTCTGTCGAGGAACTATCAATGAAGTCAATAGCCTTACTAACGACCGCCTCGACTTTCTTCACGTAGTCAGGCCCCAAATCAAGCATCCGTCTCAGACGTTCCTTCTGCGCCTTGTACTCGCCGGTCCTGGCCTGATACGCTGCCTGCTCATCTCTCAGCCGCATGCTCTCCTGCTCAAGTCGCGCAGCGTCCTGCTTGAGTCGGTCGGTGCGGATGCGTTTTTCGGCGATCTCTTGCAACGCCGATTTTTTGACGGCGCCGAACCAATTCTTGTCGAGAGACAACCGCGCGAGATCAACCTCGATTTGCGCACTTTCCCTGGTGATTCCTTGGATTTCTGCATCAATGCGCTTGCGTTCGGTTGACCAGGCCGCCTCCTTCTCGCGATCCTCGCTGATCTCCCGCATCGCATTGTTCATCTGTCCGTTGGTGCGCAGATCAAAGGCAGCCTGCAGGTCATCCGTCATCGGCTGCATCATCTTGTCAAAGTCGACCACGCCGCCCTGTAGGCTGCCGATGACACTCTGAAGCCGGGGAAATGCAGTCGTGGAGGTGAGTTCCAGGAGCCGACGTTGGGCGAGTGTACGCCGCTGCGCCAGATAGGCGGAAAACGCCTGGACATCCTTGAGCGTTTCGGCGGTTATCACCTTTGCGAGCGCCGACACCTTCTGGTCGTCGCGCACCGCTGGATCAAGAACGACCTTCGCGATCGGATTGGCGGATATTTCTGTCTCAACCGCTTGGACCGTCGCCGCCTGAGGTCGCTGCCGGGTCTGCTCGCGTTCCACCGGCTTTAGTTGTGCAGCTGTTAAAGCCATATCACGATCCTTTCAGGGTTGCAGCTTCTTCCTGGCGGCGCCTCAGCTCGTATCTTGACACCGCAGGCAACACGAGAATGGCGCCTACATCCGCCACGATGAATATGAACAGCAGTCCGTGCAGCGCCACGGCGGCGATTGCTGTAATCAGCGCGGTCGCGATGCTGATCCAGAACGACAACGGATATCGGATTTCGGTTGGCATCTACTCGTCCCCCTCGCCGGACATTTCGGCTTGCCTGATCGCACCAAGCAGCCGCGAAAGTGTGGCGGTCGTAATCGCGCCCCCTTTTCGCCAACGATAGAAAAGCTCTGCCGCCACGTCGGCTTTTCGACACAGCGAGGCGACCGAGATACCCAAACGGCCTGCGGCTTTTTCAATGTCGTCTGGCGTGGGAATCGAGAGGTCCATGGCCAATCATATCGTTCGAGTCGCGACGATTGTCAACAGCCGATTGTGTATTGACCCGAATCCTTTTTCGAGCCTAGCCGATTCCCTCATCCCCAAACACGGAGTCGGAAATGCCACGCGGAAAGAGAAAACAGGCTGCCACGCCGACCGAAGATACTGGTCCGGGCCACAACAATGCCCACGAGCCGGGCCTGACCGATGCGACGGTTCTGACGTTCGCCAAGCGAATTTCAGACGGTCGGACCGAGATCAAGGACATCACCGAGGAACGCAAGACCAAGGTCGCCGAGGTCCGTGGGATTTGGAAGGAGGCCAAACAGGCTGGGATCAACAACGAGGCGCTGAAGCGCGCGATCGAAGACCGGGATCGTTCTCCAGATGACGTGCTGGCCGAGGAGAAGTCCTACCTGCGGTACGCGAACCTGTTCCGTATGCCGGTCACTCAGATCGACCTGTTCGGCGGCGTAGACGATCCTGACGGCCAGTTGGAAAGCACTGAGATACGGGAGGCCGCTGTCGATCACGCTGGCCGTAGAGGCTTCGACGCTGGCAAGCAGGGTGTGGACGCTTCCTTCTGTCCGTACCTTCCAGACGCGGAGGAGTCCGAACTTCATCAAGCCTGGATGCGGGAATGGCACCGCGGACAGGCGACGCTGGCCGAAGGAATGACGCGGCAGTGACCTCTTCCTACCATGTCTCGTTCGAGGTGCCTGGAAATCCGCGAGGAAAAGGTCGCCCGCGCGCTGCCGTGATCGCAGGACGAGCGCATATGTACACGGATGCCAAAACCCGATCGGAGGAGACCGTGATCCGCGATATGGCGCGCCACGCGATGGGAAATCGAACGCCATTCCAAGGCCCGGTGGTTCTGACCATGACGGCATTCCGGCAGATTCCGGCCAGCTTTTCCAAGCGTAAGCACATCGACGCAGAGAGCGGCCGATTGCTGCCGACCACAAAGCCCGATGCGGATAACATCCTCAAGTGTGCGGACGCGCTGAACGGCATTGTCTTCCGGGATGATAGCCAGGTCATAACGGCGATCATCCATAAGCGGTACTCCGACCGACCAAGACTGCGCATCGAGGTCCAGGCGCAGCCTGAGTTGGCGCCGTGACCAGCGTTGCGATGACGAACTATCCCCGATTTCCACACCGTCACACGCTTGACATCGATTCCTCGGCAGCGCCGATATGACGGCACTCTGGGTTAAACAAGGAGGGGCAGACAAATGAAAACCTCAGACATCGTCCAACTGAAGCGCGACATCACGACCGCTCTGGACGCTGCTGGCCGGAGGGAAATGGGCTGGTACATCTTCGTCGAGAAGATGGACGACTTTGGATACGATATCGTTCAGCGGCCACCGGCGTCCCAGCCAGAGCGCGTGTCCCAGATCGGCTGGATTGAGCCGCCTGCTCCGAACGGCCTTCTCGGCCACGCGCCCGAAGGCGAACTGCTGATCCCGTAATTCCCGAATCACTCGCGAGTAATCAGGCTGCGCGCTTGTCGTGCATCCGGGGGAGAAGTGCGTCCTATGAGCGTCAGGATCATTCAGGGCGATTGTCGATCCACGATGGCTGCAGCTGCGCCGTACGACATGATCCTGGCCGATCCACCATACGGTCAGACCTCGCTCGCCTGGGACCAGCGTGTGCCAGGATGGGAGCGCATCGCCGCCACCGCGATCAAACCAACGGGCAGCATGTGGGTATTCGGCTCAATGCGATTGCTAGCCGAAACGTGGGCCGATCTCGAAGAGGCTGGCTGGAAGTACGCTCAGGATATCGTCTGGGAGAAGCACAACGGCACCAACCTGGCTGCCGACCGCTTTCGGCGCGTGCATGAGCACGTCGTCCAGTTCTACCGCCGTGATACTCCGTGGGCCGCCGTTTACAACGAGGTGCAGACGACGCCTGACGCGACAGCGCGGACAGTGCGAAAGAAGGGACGCCCAGCCCAATGGATCGGCGCCACCGGCGAAACCGTCTACGAGTCACAAGATGGCGGCCCCCGCCTCATGCGAAGCGTCCTGCAGGTTCGGTCCTGTCACGGCTCAGCTATTCATCCGACCGAGAAACCGCTTCCGCTGCTCGAGATAATGCTACGGACCTCGTGCCCCCCCGGGGGATTGGTAGGAGATTTCTTTGCCGGCTCTGGAGCAGTTGCCGAAGCGTGTATCGCAACAGGCCGGAACTATTTCGGCGCCGAGATTGACCCGGTTTACTACGAGGGCTCGACAAGGCGTCTGCGGCTGCTTGCTGACATCGCCGAGTGAACGCGATCTCACCGACCCCTCTGGCCATCGCCGCCGTGGAGCAATCGCTTCTCGGAGCCGTGATGGCGAACAACTCAGCTTATGAGCGCGTCGGCTCGTTTCTTCTCCCGGAGCATTTCCACGATCCTGTCCATGCCATGCTTTACCGCAGGATGGCGGAACGGATCGGGCAGGGACGATTCGTTGATGCTCTGATCCTCAAAACCGAACTCGAAAATGACCGGCTGCTCGAAGAGGTTGGCGGCACGGCCTATCTCGCCCACCTCCTCGGATCAATGGTCAGCATCATCTCGGCTGGAGAGTACGGCATCGCCATACGGGAGGCCTGGACGCGGCGTGAGATGGCCGATCTGTTCCTGGAGGGCAGCAAGGCGTGTGCCCGGTCCGACAGCCTGTCGGGCTCCCAGATCGCTGCGGAGGCCGTGGCCAGATTGTCGGAACTGGCCGAGCCGGCGGGAGCAAGACCATCCCTGTCCCAGGCCGCTGAGACGCTATTGGCCGAGGCCGAGGCGGCGCACCAACGGAAGGCTGGGTTCGAGCGACTGGATGTAGGGCTTCCTTCAGTTGACCGACTGCTTGGCGGTTTGTGGCCTGGGAACCTGTATTTCCTGATGGCTCATCCAGGCGTTGGCAAAACGACATTGACCATGCAGGCGTGCCGCCACATCGCGCGCGATCTCACTGACGGCGCCCACGTCCACCTGTTCAGCCTTGAGATGCCAGTGACCGATATTTTACGGATCAGTGTTGCGGCAGAGTCACGGTGGTCGGCCAGACAAATCCGATCCGGCGACATTGGCGACGATAACGACTGGGTTGAATTCCAGGCTGTCTCAAAGGCCATTGGCGAACTGCCGATCATCGTCGACGACATGCCGACCGATATCGCGGCATTGCGGTTCCGGGCCAAACAGGTTCATCGGACGAAGAGAACCCGGCTCATCGTCGTTGACCACTTCGACCTCATCGAACGAGATGACCGCCATCGCCGCATGCAAATCGCGGAATGGGTGCCGACACTCGGGCAGGCGCTCAAGAACCTATCCAAGGAACTTGGCATCCCAGTCTTGGTACTACGCCAGGTCAACAAGCCAAGCGACCGACAAAATACGCGTCCAACCAGGAACGATCTTCCATTCGACAAAGGGCAGGCCGCAGACGAAATCCACGCCATCTATAGGCGGGAGATGGACATGCCGGACGACCCTCCTGGGTTGGCGACCCTGCATTCCGCAGAAAAGCGCGCGACCGCCAAGTCAGAGTGGGAAGAACAAAAGCGAGCCGCCAAGAACGCTGCCGAGTGGTTGGTCCTGAAAAGCCGATTCGGTGCGACCGGCACAGCGCATCTCCGGTTTGACGGACCGCGTATGCTGTTCCGCGAGGCGATTCCGACTGATTATGGCGCGACCGAGGAAGAGATTGATATGTTTACGAGAGGCGAAGTCTGATGAGTGCGCTGATCCGTGAAAGCGAGGCGTTCGACCAAGCTGTTCCGGCACGACGCGCCTATCGCAGCCAAGACG